AATAGACCAGGTAGTCCAGCCCGCCGGCGTCCGTGGCCCACTTCTTGCCGTTGCCGCCCGTGGGATTGGTGTCTCGGGTAAAGCCCATCATTCCCCGTTCCGCACCCCTCGGGTAGATCAGGAAATTGGTCTCCGGCGAGAAGTCCACGACGTAGATCGAGGTTCCGCCGGCGTTGCCGCCGTCGAAGACCATCGTTTGGGCCAGGCTGTTGAGATACTGCTGAATGCCGTCGATCTGCTCGGGCGCTCCCGTACTGGAGCCTGAAATGATGGCCTCCATGACCTGATCACGCATGCCCATTGCAAAAGCATCGTCTTCCTGCCTGCGGACGCCTTCCGGGTCCTCAGAGGTGTCGATCAAATCGGCGTCGACTTCCGACAGGGCTTCGAGCAGACTGACCTCGAATTCCTGGGTCTGCGTGGTGGAGGCTTTTTTCGATGAGCCTTTGTAGAACTTGCGCCAGGTCCCGGTCGGCAGGGACGTTCGGCGCGTGACGAAGTGACTGTACCGGCGGTTGCACTGGACGGCGGGGATGAACCTGAAGACGTCGTTCTGGGTCGCCATGGCCTCGAAGATTTTCACGAGGCCGCCCGATGGGTCCGTCCGCTTGGCCAGCTCACCGTACGATAGTTGTGAGGCAACATTGATTTCCGCCATTGCGGTTTCTCCTAAAAAAGGTTTCTATTTGTCCTTGTTCGGAGAAAAGGTGTCCGCAACGGCGCGGGCTTTACTCCTGACACTTCAACGGCGTGCTTGCCGGCCCTTGCTTGAAGGGCGAAGTCTCAGGTCCCGTGAGGGAGTGTCTGAATCAATTTATGATTGCTGATTTATGATTTTCGATTGTTCCCCATTACAGAGTCCACGTCCAGGATACACTGAGTGATTATTCGCTGGATCTTTTCTTTTTTCTCGGCACAGGTTCTTTCTTAAATTTCCTTAACACTTTATAATTTATTGCACTACCGTTTTTATATTTGAGATGACCAGAGGACTTCATTTTGAGTCCCGGATAACCCCATATCTCTAAACGAACAATCCATGCCTGATACTCTTGTCCCTCATCGTCTTCTCGAATACCCAAACATGGGTTTGATTCTCGGATTTCAATGGGTTGCCCCAAATTGCCCTCACGGTTTCTATCCCACAGATCAAGCAGCATTCCTTCAATATTAAATAACCCCTCCGACTCGATTGTATATCTCTCATCTTGAGGATCAGCCATGAGAAGGGCCCGATCAATAGCAATGTCTTGACAACCCAAAAGTATGAGTTTCTGTGTTTTTGGGATTTGCACCAACCCTCTTAGAAAGGGAGTGTAAAGAAGTAATCCGATAAAAAATTTTCGGTTCATGGGTGAATGATCCTCAGGTGTTTCCTGAAAGGCCGCTTTCGCGGCACAACGATTCCGGTGCCGCTCGGCGTCACCCAGAACCGCCACAGATTGTTCACGCCGTCGAAACTCATATTGATCGTCGCCTTCGCGTCGTACTCATCGAACGTCTTCTGGGGAATCGTAATCCCCTTGACGGCCGTCAGGAGAATGTGCAGAAGGCTCCGCATCATCTCCGGCGTCAGCGGCGGTTCTTGCTGGACCTCGTTGACCCCGCCGTCGTCGCCCGGCGCTTCGGTTTCTTCTTCGGCGCCGCCTTTTTCTTCGAGGTCCGGCGCTTCACTTTCTTTTTCTTCAAGCATGATTTGCTCTGGCGATCGCGCGTCGTTTTATGTCATCAAGCGTTATGGGGATTCTGACGGTTCTCATTTCTTTTTCATCTCCGAGTAGGCTTCATCCTTTTTGCCGGCCTGCCCGCCAACGCCCGCCGGGGCGCCGCCCGTGCCCCGGGCCTGCTGGGCGGCGTCCACAAGGGCCCGCAGCAGAGGCAGCTCGATGACCCTGTCCTGGAAGGTGATGCGCTTGGCGAAGGACTCCCACATCTTGGGATCGGGCTTGCCGTCGGGCCCGGTGCACTTGGACTGCAAAAGCTCTTTGACCCAGCCCATGCGAAGCAGCGCATTGGCTTCACCGTTCTGCTCTTTGACGAATTGGGCGTAGTTCTGATCGGTCATGTCCTTAAGGGCCTGCTCGCGCTTGGCGTTCAGTTTCTGGACCATGCCCAATTGCAGATTGAGCAGCTCCTGGGCCTCGGCTTTGGACTTGCCCTGCTTGTGAGAAAGGACCTTGAACGCCGCCATCGTTTCTTCGTCAATCGGGACCGTATTATCGGCGGGCACGTCGAAATTACCGTAGCCCTCGGCGGTTTCCGGCACGCCCTTCATCTTGCGGACTGAGCCAAGAAATTCCGTTTTCTGGGCGTCGCTGAGCTTGGCGGGGTCTGCCGGCACTTTGAATGGCACGCCGACCTGCTTAACAGCCTCGTGAGCGCCCTTCCATGCGTCGTCGGCGGTCTTGTACTTGGCAAACGCCTTGGACGCCTCCGGGTTCTGCGCTAAATAGGGGACCTCGGCGTGCCACGCCGGGGGTGCGCCTTCCCCGCCTCCGCCGCCATCGCCCCCTCCTTCAGCGAAGAAATGAACGAACGGACCGAATCTTTTTATCCAAATTGTCTTTCCCAAAAAAATCATATTTTAGCCTCTATACTTTTCGATGATTTGTTTAGCCTGCTCATGCTGACTGGGATTCAGGCCGCTGCGAATCTTGCCCTTGAGCGTTATCAAAGCCGCTACGTCCTCGTTCTCGATAACCAACTGCTCCAGAGGCACATCCGGGTCCAGAGCCTCTTTCGGCGGCAGGGCCTGAACATCGACACTGACGGATTCGGCGCCGCTGGCGGCCTTCTGCGCTTTGTAAGCAGCGATATCGTCCGTATCAATCCACTTGCCGTCGATCTTACGCTTGAATTTCGTGGGCCGAATCATCTTACAACCCGTAGCTTACGAGAATCTCCTTAGCCCTCGCCTGGTCGCTGGGCTTCAAGCCCGCACGCATCCTGCCCTTGGCGGTGATGTACGGCGCGAGCTCTTTGTGCTTGTGCTTCCAATCGTCCTTGAGGGCCTGCTGAGGGGTCCTGTCACCAAGCTCAACTTTCTCTTTCTCTTTCTCTTTCTCTTTCTCTTTCTCTACAGTCTTTTGATTTGTCATCTGTGTTCCTTTCTGTAAGTTGTGTGTGTAAAACAGTTTGAACGATAGCCCTGGCCACGTTCTTGAGCATCCGCTCGGTGTCGGGGCAAAACCCGTTTATCAATGTCACCTTGTCGTAGTGCACGGCGCACAGCGGGCATTTGGCCTCGCCGGTCTTGACGTGCGCGGCGAAGATAAACTCCAACTGCTCGATCAGCAGCCCCGGGCAACGCTGATAGGCTTCCAAACGCTCGTTGAGAGTCGGTCCGGTCATGCCGCCCCCTGCTGCATCATCGCCATCGGGCTGTCCTTCTCGGTTTTACCCTGCATATTCTTGACGGCCTGCGCCAGCTTCGGCGCGTTCTCCGCCATCTGCTGCTGCATCGCCCTCTGCCTCGAAGCCTGAACGATGGCCTCGTACTCCTCGTCAGGCACTAAGTCCGCCTGCGGGAAGTTCCCCGCTTCCAGGACCCGTTCCAGGGCCTCCGGCCATCGAATCTTATTGATCGTCTCCGGCTGGACGTTGAACACCAATTCCGAAATTCCGATGTTCTTATAGAAGTTAGTCACTGTGCGGGTATAGTTTTGTGCCCTAGATAGATTGCCGATGAACTCCACGTCAACCTCTCCGTCGCTGAAGTCCTGGACGATGGCCGGCGGCTCCGGCAATGCGCCCCAGGGATACGCGGGTTCTTTCTGGCGGGCGATCTCCATGAAGCTGTCGTGATTATCCCTGAGCACCTGGTTTTCGGCCGTCTCGATCTGGGGCAGAAGCTGGTCGATCCGCTCGGCGTCGGCCTTCATCAGGCCGTAAGCCGTCTCGGGCTGATTGCGCTGAAACATGATCTGGTTGACCATCATAATCAACTGGTTATGGAAATGACGTTCGACGGCCGACTTGAGCCTGTCGGCGAACTCAATCGCCGGGCTCCATCGTGTTTTCCGGTCGAGAAACACGGGCGGGTTCTGGTATTCCTGAACATCTCGCGCCCAATTCTGGCCGCGCGGCGCAAAATCCAGCAAGCCCCTCAGGGTCTGCATCGCCCACGTCGGCGGCGCGACGCTCAGCTCGGCCTCGCCGAACAGGGCCTCCCAAAAAGCATTGGCGCCTCGAACGTCCCAGACGGCGAACCACGCCATCGACCGGCCATAGACCTCGTGCCAGTTTCGGTGATAGTGCCAGGAGCTGAACGGACGGGTCCAGTAGCCCGGCCCTTTGTTCTTTGGCTTGATAGTATGTTGCTCGGCGGGTAACGCTGACGGGCAGATGAAATACTCAAGCCAGGGATGCGTCTGGGGGATTTTATCGCCGCCGGGCAACTCATCTAAAATCGGATCGCCCGCGCCGTAGATGCACTGTATATATTCCGTCTCGTTGTAATGCTCGCCATTTTCAAGCTGTTTCTTAACGTTTAACGGCAAACGGTCCTTGCCGAAGAACTCGGCGGACTGCAAGGCGTTCCACCGCCATTTGACGTGCAGGCAATTGTCCCGGCCGAAGATGTCCTTATCAAGGTACCGAGAAGCGTAATCAGGCACTTTACAGATCACCCTATCCTCAATAGGATCATACTCCCTCAGCATCACAGGGCTGCCAACCGTGCCGCCGTCGAGATAATACTGACCGATGATGTCATAGAAATTCGAGCGGGCGTACATATCGCTGATCACATCGTCGATGTCCTGGAGATACTCATTGACCTGATCGTTGCCCTTGAACCGGACCCCCGTCCACCGGGGCGGCTCCTTGAGCTTCTGGTGGAACCATTCGTCCTTGCGGCTCACGGTCCCGGCCGTGAACGCCCGATTCCAGACCTGGGCGGCGTAAGGAGCCGTGCCCTCGATGATCTGGGCGTGCTCGAACGCGCCTTCGTTCTTCTGACCGGCCTGGCCCTTGACGAGGTCGTACCGGAACAATTCGCAGATCACGTCCGCCTGCTTATCGTAGAGCTCCCGCCTGCGCTCGTAATCCTTCTGGCGGGCTATAATGCGCTCGAATAGTTTTTGGCCGGAATAGGCGGGCATGGCTTGGCCTCAATTCTACATTTCATCATCTTAAAATGTTTGTCTTCTTGTTCACGAATCAAATAATCAGGTCCGCCGTCAAATGGGTCATACATTGAATCGGTGGCGTCTTCTGAGTAATTATCTTCATCTGGCTCTTGGCCTAATTGCGAAACAGGATCGCCATCAATATGAAACATTCGTCGGTCTTTTTTTTCGCTGAGACTATGTACGCCCTTCGTACAATGCCAACAATAGCCGTCTTTGGCCTTTGTGTCGCGTCCGCATCCCCGACAGTTTATCAATTCACCAGATTCGTTGTATCTCATGGCTTGGCCTCTTGTGGTGAGCCTGTCGAACCCACGTTCGGGTCTTTCGGAGTCAATTCGACTTTGTGTATAGCCTCCAACGCCAATAGCCGCTGGCCCTGCTGAGCCACCACAACCCGAAGCTCGCTCACGGCGTGAATCAGCATCGTCCGCTCACTGTTGCCGAACCGCTCCGCCCAGTCCTTCGGCGGGGCCTGCATGAACCTGTACGCCGGGTCGCATGGGTCAAACGGCGCCGTATAGACCTCGGCGGGCACGGACTGGCCCACAGGGTAACGATCCCTGACGAGAACAGCACCTACAATCGCTGGTATCCCAAACACAAAAACCAAATAGGGTACAAATCGTCTCATTGCTTCTTTCTCCTCAAATAGTCGTCTATGATGGGTTTCAACATCAGCTCGAAGAATATCTTTGCGCCTTCCTCCGAGGCCCCGGTAACTTTGACCTCATCGCCACTGAGATCAATCAAGACCTCTTTACCATTTTCGCAAGTAATCGTTATATTGCTCGACGTGTTGATAACGGCCATTGTTGCAGTGTCCGATAAAGAAAAGAGATTCGGATCATCCACAGTGACAACAAATTCAGAATCGTCAACCTCAATGTCTTTTTTTGGTTCGTCACACGGTGCTATGGCCTCTTTGGCCTCCAATATCCGCAGGGCGTCACGCTGGAATTCAGTCAAATCACCCCATTGTTTTCTTTTTATCAAACCGCAATTCTGGCACTTAAAGAGATATTCCCGAACCGGCCAGTCTTCATTC